TCAACTACCCATGCGAATGCTGCGGCGGAGACTCGACGGCAAAGGCGTGGCGTAGCCGATCAGACAGTATTGGTCTAACGCGAACAATACGATGCTTTCGAGTCCTTTGCCGCTCGCCATCTTGGCCTCCTTCAGCCACGCCGTGGTAGAATCGCCCACGCTCACCAAGTGGCTTCGCTGCGAGGCAGGGAATCCCAAACTGGCGCCGAAGTCGATGGAATCCTCGCACAGGTCGAGGTCGCGGCCCAGTGTGAAGCCGATGCACTCCGTCTTCAGAATGGTCAATGCCGAAGGGGTCCACGCGGCAGGCGAAAAGTTAAATGCGGAGTTGAACGCCGTTGCGTTTACGTCGGTCGGATAGAGCACCTCAAAGCGGCACGAGGGCTGCGCCGCGCGCACATACGCCATGATCGACGCAGTGAAGCTCCCCAGCGTCGCCTGCAGGAAAGACATCTCGTCCGGGTAGGACGCGGGATTCGCTGTGTTCGTGGTGAATGTCGTCATCGCCCTGCCGTACTCGGATAGAAACTGCGCCTGCGTCCACGCGTCGTAGAACGGCATTCCGGAGTAGGCTACGTACGAGGGGTCTGTCGGCGAGAATCCGTTGTTTGAAAAATACCACCACTGCACCTCGCCGAATTGCAGAAACGGAGTCAGCCCCGCCGCGGCCTGGATCGCCGCCATCTCCGCGTAGACTTCCTGCCAATAGGCGATGCTGGTGGGCGAAAAGTTTGTTTGCAGCGACGGCGTGGGAAGCAGAATCGGATCGCCGGCTGGCCCGCGCTGCGCGATGCCCGCCGACAGCGAAGGATCGCCATTGCCAAGCTCCATACTGAAGGACGCCGCCGCGTCGATGCCGCAGCCATGCAGCGCGCCGAAGAAACTGGCACTCCAATCGCGGACCGCGCGATTGAGTCGCGGCGAGGCAGCCAGGTCGGTACGCCAGTTGCCGTCGGCGCCTCCCGTGAAAGCCGTAGCCGCAACCGTGACGTTCGGCATGTTGGCGGGCGTCGCGGACACCGTGTAGCTGTTCCCCGCTGAGCCGATGAGCCGCGACGTGATCGTCAAGACGCTGCCCGAATGGCTAGCCCAAATTCCAGTCGAACCATTGTTGATCGCCTGCGCGAACGCGATCGCCAATGTCTCAGTTGTGTCTGCCGGATGCATGACCTTGGTAAACGTGGTGCCGCTGATGGAGACTTGCATCGACTGGGAGCCGTCGCCGTCGGCCACGCTGATTGTGCCGCCAAAGGTAACGGTCGCCGAGGCGTAGGCATATCCCATGGGCGTCAGCTCGTAGAACCACAGTGCACCCACGTAATGATTCTGGCGGCCCGTGAATCCAAGTGAATTCATGAACCAAGCCGTCCGCTCCGGCGCCAACGAAATGGAATGGAGCGTATCCCAGTCGGAGGCGAGCGTCAGCCGCGGCTCGGCGGGGAACACCGGCAAGTCCTGCGTCGGCACGGCGATTTCGAAGAAGTCGAAGTAGAAGCAGTTACCGGCCGGCCCCTGATTCGTCGCGGTAACCGTGTGCGTCCCGGCCGCGAACCTTCCGATCGGCCACCGGATCAGCACATCTTCTTGTGCGATCAGGAGGCTCAGCGCCCCAACGGCAGTTCCGTCGACATCGATCGAAACCGTCGCGCCGGATGCGCCGGTTAGGCCGAGGTAGCGGGTCCCGAGATAAAGCGTGTGCGATTGCGCCGCGGTGTAGGCCCAGGAAACGGTGTCGCCCACCGACGTCGAATAATGAATAACGCCGCCCGAATAGTTCCCGCGCGTTTCCGCCCAGGATCCCGTGTAGACGATCTCCATCGAGTCGTCCTCCGCGCGCCTGCTGCCCGGACCTGCGACCGAATAGGTACGATTCGCCCCCGTCACGTTCCAGTTGCTCACAACCACCTGAAATTCGCTGCGAACAAACGAGCCGGGCTGCAAATCTGCGGCGTAGGTCCAGCGCATCTTGCGGATCTGATCGGCTGGCACGGAAACAGGAGTGCCCGAAAAAGCGGGATTCGTGTATCCCTGCAGCGAGCCAAAGTCCATGCGAATGCTCCACTGCGTCGGGCTGGTCCCGTTGGCAAAGGTCTTGGCAGGCGCGTCCCATGTCGCGTCCGGCGTGTCGGAGTAGGTGTACATCGCAAAACGATTCCCATCCGCGCCCGATGTGCTGTTGGTGTCGAGGCCTCCCGTGTAGGAAACCTGAATCCTCGATCCGGTGACGGTCGCCTGCAGCACCGTGGGCTGATACGGATTCGGCCGCAGATTAATCCAGGCCGCGATCTGGGTTAGCGCGTCCGAAATCTGGTGGGTGCCGTCAAATTCGTAAGTGAAGTGCGTGTCGAGATACGCAATCCCCACGTGGGTTCCCGCCGCGGGCGTGCCCGAACCGGATAGAGTGAAATCCGCGTAGGCGTTCGAGTAACTCCCCGCCGCGGGCGTGGCATGCGCGGCGATTGGCACGTAATAAATCGTGTTGTCCGGACCCCAAATGCGCAGCGACGGCCAGTCGACCGTCGCGTACAGCGTGGAGTCCAGCGGGATGCAGTTAGTGCGCGTTTCCTGATAGGTGAGGACCAACCCGCTCAGGTCGCCGTCAGGAAGATTGCGAAACGCAGGATGCTCGTAAACATTGTCGCGATTCCACTCGATTACCGCCCAATCGACCTGTTGCCGCCAGGTGCCGGACAGCGTGAATCCCGTCGAGGATGCCTTGCTGAGCGCGGCGATCGCCGACGGCTCGTAAAAGAAGCACTGCAGATCGCGATCCGGTCGCAGCTTTTGAATTTGGTCTGCCATATTTTGGTCAAGGCACCGAATCAGAGGCGGATTACGACTGTGAGGTCGCGGCCGGGCAAGGTATTGGCGGCTGCGGGCACGGACAAAATATCCAAGCTTAATTGCGACTCCGCGCTGAGCGGTGGCATGCCGAACCCGTCGACGCTGGCTGACTCCGTTGTGCCGTCGGCGATCGTTAAGGTGCAGAACACCGTGCGGCCCTGCCGCAACTGTAAGCTGATCGGTCCGCCGCTCGGCGCCTCGCCCACCACTGCGAAGATGTCTCGCATTGCCTGCGTCGTTTCAACAATCAGCGGTGGCGCGGCATCGGTTTGCGTCGCCAGATATCCTTCCACCTGTAGCGAAAGCTGCCCGCCCGCCAGTGTTCGCAAACCCTGATCGGCCGTGGCGGCAAACGGAGCCGCCGTCGCGGGACCCGTGCCGTACACGTTGGTCATCTCCAGCGCCGCAGCCGCGATTCTGACGTCGGGCAAGAAGATCGAGTAGCCGAAATCGCCGCTCGCGGGGCTGCCGAAGAATCCGCTAACGAACGGCACGATGCTGACGTTCGTCTGAAGCAGGTACACCGGAACGGTGGTGGTGTGCGGCGCGGCCGTCGTCCCCTCCGCGCCTCGCAGGACCTGGTACTGGGAGCCGCCGGTCAGGACGGCCTCCACCTGAAGAATCTCTGTCTCGATTTGGATGCGATCGCCCGCCGCGTTCGTTCCCGGCGTGCTCAACGTGATGGTCGAATCGGTTACTCCGATCGGTGTTGTCAGCCGCAACGTGGACGGGCTGTTCAATTCGTTCCAGTAATAGAGAAACAATGTTCCTGCGGAGATCGTGTGCGTATTGGAAAAACTCGAAAAGCCGATGCCTACCAGGTCGACCGTTCCTTGACCGGTAAGGTTCAGTCCAAACACTGGAGCCGGAGGCAGACCGCTATCCGCACCTCCGCCCGCCTCGCCCGCGATCTGATGCGAAGTCACCGGATTCAGCGCCTCCGCCGTCTCGCCATCTTGCGCATTGGCCGATCTCCCCGAAATTTCCACCGTCGCGCCCGGACGGTTTGGAACCTGGATATTCGCCGGGCTGGTCGATCCGAGTCCCGCGAAGGTCCACGTCGAGTCGGCGACGGTAAAGAAGCTCGTCGTATCCGGCGTCACGGTCCAGGGTGGCGTCACGGTCAAGGTCGTCGCCGTGTTGGAGACAATCGTGCGCTCCTGCGCCGCGCCCTTTCCTCGAGTGATGCGCACGACGCTCCCTGTGAAGTCATTCGTCAGCATGCCGAGCGTGCTGTTGACGATGGTTGTCGCCGACGCGGACGTCACCGCCTCTTCCGGCTGAAGTTCCATTCGCCAATAAAGATTCGCGTGGTTGTAATTGGGATCCGGCGGACCTTGCAGCTGCGGCGCGGCACCCAAGTCCGTGTAGCTCGAAGCGAGCGTCGTGCTCGAATCGATCAACAATAACTGGCTGGGGTTGAATCCGCGATAAACGCGAAAGCCGGCGGTGCCTGAGGAGAAACTGAAGTCTGTCAGCGTGACTACGTTCGTGTTTGTCGCAGCCGGCAGAGCTGCCTGCACAATGAAAGAGAGCCCGCCCTCCACGCCCGCCCCATCCACAGCGCTGATCGCATAATAATAAGACTGGCCTCCGGTGAGGGTTCCCCCCGTCGTCGCGATGCTCGGCGTAAGGCTGAGCAATGGAATCGATGCGCTGGATGCCGAGGGCAGGGCAGGCGGCGTGAAGGCGACGCTCAGTTGGATCGCAACGCTTCCGTCGCCGCTCGGGATCGCCGTCTCCGTAATACCGAACTGCTCAATTCCATTCGTGTCAACCACGCCGCCCACAAGAGGCCTCGGCAATCCGCCCTGATTCGTGGCGTAGATCCCGCCGCCGGACGTGTTCGCGCCGCCCGTCGTGTACCAGTCGTCCTCATGCCACTGCGCTGTGATCTGCACGGTCTGGTGATCCTGCCCCGGCGCGAGCTTCACCACGCGGAAAGGTTGGCGGTTCAGCCCCTCTTTTAGATATGTGACCGCGATCAAGTCGCCTGGAGCAATGCCGATACCTTTCACCGACGTGCTGAACTCCACCAGCGTGTATCCGGCGATCGACTTGTTCAGCTGCAGTTGCAGCATCCGCGTGGCCTGATCGAAATTAGGCAGGCCCACGCCGGAGAATGGAGCCGTCACAATCCGATCCGTCAGCAGAGAGTCGTCGATATCCACCAGCGTCAAGCTGTCCTGCTGAAACTGGTTGAACTCGTCCTGAAACTCCACGGTCAGCTGATTCGTCGTCGATGTGCCGTTCTGCGAGTACAGCCGGATCGTCGGATCCCCGTTCGCTTTTCGTAGAATCCCCGAAAACGTCCCGGAGCCGTCGCTGAATTCATACGACGGCCAGCCTCCGTTTAAAGGCTCCGTGCTATTCGTGCCGTCTGTAGCCGCCGGCTGCTGCAGAGCCAGCGTATTCTCCACCCGCAGTCTCAATAATCCAGACGGGTCATAACTCAACATCAACGACGAGGCGGTTCGGATGGACCTGGTCAATTCCGCTGCGCTTCGCCGGTCCTGAATCACCAGATTGCACTTGAACCGTGACGTGGATGCTGGGTTCCCGTATAAGTCGGTGGTAGAGATCGGCGCGTCGCAGTACGCCGCTGCCGCGGCGAAGCTCGGCAAATTAATGTCCGCCGCCAGCCACCCGCTTCTACGGAGCACATCGAGCAACACCCACGCCGGATTATTCGTGAAGGACGCGCCGAGCGACGCTCCGGTCGAATCGAACTGCTCAATCAGCAAGCCGTTGATCAATACCCGAACGGTGGGCAGAGACAGCCCGTTGCTGATTGCGTTCGGAACCACGACGCTTAAATACGCCATGCTCCCGTAGGGATCACCCAGGGGATTGCCTGCGCTATCGGCGAAGTTCGGATCGAACGCCCCGTTCCGGTCGCCCGCGCTGATCAGCGAATACCAGCCGGTGGCCGTCATATTCGTGCCATTCTGCGCCAGCGGAATTGCGACGTCGTTCACGAGTATCTGCAGGATGCCCGAAATCTCGCCCATCCCAAGCAGCACTTCCATACGAGTCAGATTTCCGTCGTTGCGTGAGAACACAATTGGCGGGTTGTACCACGCCGTCCCGTACACCAGCGGAACAACATCGTTGTAAAGAGCGATGTTGTCGTAGAGCGGCGATAGCTCCGTCCCTTTCTGCCCGTATCCCCGAACCAGGGTCTGCGCTGGCACAAACTCGATGCCCCCGAATCGCGCGGTGGCATTGTTCGCCTGGTCTGTACCGAACATGCCCCTCTGCGCGCAGGAGATCCGCGTGTAATCGCAGCTCGTGAAAGGCGCACCGCTGTTCAGATTGCCGACTCCTCCCGCCTGGTCCGGGCAATATCCGCACTTATATAAGGATGAGTATTGTCCCTTAGCTCCTCCGGACATCGCCTCCTGCCGCTGCGCCGCCGTCGACGGAAAGATCCACGGACACGTCCTCTGGATTCGCGTCTCCGGCAGGAGGATTCTTTGCAGGTTCAACCGGTTTATAACCGTGACGCGAAATGTCGACTCCGTAATTTCGTCCGGCGAATTGGCGATCCCCCGGAACACCACCCGCGCCTCGGAGGCCGGCTGATTCGCGGCGAAATCGTAGAACAGAAACTGGACCGTGACCTGCGCACCCTTAAACCCTGTCTGTCTCTCAATTTCGGAGAAGTGGGAGTCCGCATTCGCTAGCGTCAGCGCGATCTGTGCCGCGCCGTCGATCCCCTCTAGCGACGACGAAGTTAGCTGAAACAGCGTATGTTTAATGAGTCGCGGTGCGTAACTGGTGCCCCCGAACGTCGCCGCGTGCGTGCCCCAGCTCTCCTTCGCGCCCGAGCTCAGCACGCAATCGATCAAGAACAGCGGCGTAGTCGGCGTTTGCAGCTCTTTCAAAGCGTCGATCGTGTTCATTGGCTCTCCATATTCACGATCTGGATCACGGCATCATAGACGTCTGTGCCCTGCGCGGTCACGGTCAGAGTGTCGCTCGCAAATCGTGCGTTCGCGTACACGCCGCCACTCGCGCCGGTCTGTTTGTAGTCGGATGCCCCCGGTTGCGCCTCCGCCTGCATCCCGAACAGCTGAATGGTCCCGCCCGCTGGCAGCTGAGCCCCGAACGTCACCGAGCTGGTGTTCTGCCCAAGGTTCGCCGCGAGCGAGACTCTGCTCCATTGCGTCCCGAGCGCAAATGTCTTCGTAGCGCTTGCACCCGCAGTCGAGATTGCTAGAGTCACGCTCGTGCCGCTGTTCGAGCAGGCCCATAGGCTCAGGCAGTATTGAAAGTTCCCCGGCGCCGCCAGCGTCTGCGCGACCGCTTGTGCGCCACCGCCGGCGTTTGTCACTCCCGTTGCCCGCCTTGTCCCGAACGGATCGGTCGCGCCCGCCGTTAAATCGGTCAGCGCGCCGTTTGTCCATCCCGGTCCGCTGAAATCCTCGCTGTTTGCCAGCAGATTTCCCGCCGGATCCAGAAACGTGAACGATTGCCACATCCCGGAGGCCGCCTGGAACAGTGCCTCAATCGCGCTCCACTCCACACCCGTCAATCCCTTCGCATGAAGTTCCCATCCCAGGTTCGCCGCGTCCGGGTCTGCGTGGACGTCTCGCGTCCCGTCCGCCAGCGTGTTCACCACGCTCCGTTGGCGCGTCGTCTTCCTCAGTGGATACAGGCTCGACGCGCCCGTCACGAGCTGCGGAAATACCAGCATGCTAGGTCCGGTTCTCCTTCACCACCACTTGTGTCTTCCCTCGCGCCAATTCTTGAAAGTCCATCGCCAGCTCGTCTCCCGCGAAGCTGCAACTGGGATAAACCGTCCCATCCCACGGATCCGTGAAGGCAAACGTCCCTGCTCGTCCGCTGCTACTTTCGAAAAACTGTTCCAAGTCCGCCAGTTCGGACTCGTCGAGCAAGTCCAGCCGGATCGTCCACTGCCGCAACGGCGCTCCATAGCCCGGGTACCTTTGCTCCCTGCCGTCGACGAAGCGCAGAACTGTCGTCGAGAATCGCAGCGCCCGATCGGACCCGTACTGTGCCACAGCTCCCGTCTTTAGCATCGGAAAGCTCGCCATCTATACCTCCCGAATGACGTCGTTCAGCGCTGACGTTTCTAGCATTGCCTTCCGTACCGCCGCCGCTATGTCGTTGCTCCGGTCGAGGAATGATTCGCTGTCCATCGCCTGCACCTGCACCGTGATCAACTGCTGCGCCCCCGCTGTCGTTGTCTGCCGTGGTTGATTTCCTTCACCGAAATCGACCCCCGATGCCCCGTCCGCCGCCGTTCCCTTGAACCCCGCCGTCAAATTCACCGGCAGCGGTTGGATGTACGGCGTGACGGTCGTTGTCTGGCTGTTCCCTCCGCCGCCGAACAGCCCGATCAAGCCCGAAATCAGTGGACTCAATCCCGACCCCAGCCCGAGCGCACCAAGCAACGTGTTCCCGATCGATCCCGCCGTTGACGTTCCACTTCCCTTGGTGCTCGTGTTGGTGTTGAGCGCGTTCGTGTTGGCCTCGACGCTTGCCAGCTGTGCCTGGTTGATCGTCTGCAATTCCTGCAATTGAGTTGTGATTGTCGTCAATTGGCCCGTGAGCACGCCTGTCGTCGAAGAGTTTGAGCCCGGCGCCACGTTCGTTCCCCCCAGCAGCGCCGTCACTTCGGATGTTGGATTCTTTGCCATGATTTTTTGTTAGTCCTGAGACTCCGCCCGCCATTCGCCTTCTAGAATCAAGAACGCATCGGCGTCCTTCGCCGGCAGTTCCTTCAGCGATCCCCCTCCTGCGAATTTCCACCCGAAGAATTTCTCAAGCCAAGCGACACTCTTGGGCGTTACTAGCGATTTCGGGCACTCCTCCGAGGACACGCGCCCCCGCGCCCAAACCAACTTTCGGGGCCCTCGCGTGTCTGTGGGCAAGAATCCGCACCGCCGCCGAATATCCAGACCCTGCCGTCTGCATTGGTCGCATCTCCACCCGGCCTGGCTCGTTCGATAGAAATGGAATGCGACTAGCAGTTTTTTCGTTCGTCCTCGCTCATTCCGCACTCAGACTTGATATGCGCCAGGATCTCCATCGCCAATTCCACCGGTCCCCGGTCGATCAGCGCCTCCGGTGTCGCCTCCGCCCCGTCGATCCGCAGTCCCTCGATCGAAACCAGTCCCCAGTCCAGGTACGCCTGGTCGATCTCCGCGGCCAGCACCGTCGCCTCCAGCTTTTCGCGAACGTCCTCTCCGGCCTCCAAGTACTCCACCTTCCGCCCGATCTCCCGGATTCGCCGTGCCAGTTCGATCCGCCGCCCGAAGGACACCCGCACGATCTCGTAGCGGACCCCTTTTACTGCCTCCGCGTCATGCCAAACGCGGCTCTCCCACTCGTTACCCAAACGCGACGTACAGTTCGTCATTCGCCGTCCCCTGCGCTCGATTGTTCTGGAAGTTCCATTGCAGCCTCGTGTCGGAATCATCGAATTGCGGAACCTGCGGCACCATCGCCGGCATGTACGCCCCGCACAACTGCCCCCCTTGCTGGCCCAGCTGCAGCATCACGCTGATGGGCGACCGCTGTCGCGCCGCCTGATAAAGCCCTTGCGTCTGCGCGTCCGCCATTGCGAACAGGCTGAAGTTCAACGTCACCGCCCGTGTCGACGCCGCGATGCACCGGGCATAATCGCTGCCGAATTCCTTTGCCCTCAGGTTGATGTTGTTCTCGAGCGTCAATTCCGCCGCGGTGATGGTCGAAAACTGGGCTGGGGACACGCCCATCCAAACCTCGCCCAGGTGTCCCGGCACAATCGTGTAATCGAAATTCGCGATCACCGGTTCGGCGGGAAACTGAGTCAGCCCGCCCTCACCGGTTTCAAAGCTCGCGCTATCCACCAGATCCCGCGCCGGGCCGGAAAACGTGAACTCCTGGAAGTCGCCGTTTACCTTCATCTGCATCTTGTCCATCGCGGCTCCTTCCACGACCCTTTGCGCAGCCGGCGCCGGATCCCAGTAATCGAAAATGCTCGCGCTCGGCAGACTGTTCGCCAGTCCGTAATTGATCGTCGGCCCCATCGCCGATCCCGCGACAGGCGGCGTCGTGAATCCACCGTTGATGAAAACGGTCATCGGGTCGGCGATTGCCGTGACAAATCGCATCTCGTCGTTGAAGGTCACTGCCTGGCCCACTGATAACCCATGAGGTGCCGCGAACGCGATCTGCGTCGTTCCCGTCACCGACGCCACCGTCCCGCCCGCCCAAATCGCCGGCGTCCCTCCCATCGCGCACTGGAACAGCGGGCCGTACGCGGGCGGAGCTGAAGTGTTGGACCAATCCGTCAACAGCGTGTCCACTTCGAACGTCGTAATTTCCCGAATCCGGTTCGGCAGACCCACAAACGTCCGCGTGCCCGTCTTGTCTTTCCGTCCCGTCTGCTCGGGAACCTGCTTCGCCTTGAACTTCAACGCCGGAATGCGATTCGACCCCGTAATTGCGGGAATCGAGCCGTAGTTGGCCTCCAGGGCGCAGTAAATCCGCTCATTGTTCGAACACACATAACACGACATAAAATTCTGGCTCCTGGCTTCTCTAAACGGACATGTCCACTTCAAACGTCACCTTGGCCACTTGCAGAAAGTTCTTCCCTCCCTGCTTCACAGGCTCGAACGTCGCTTCATATCCGCCAGCGTAGAATGCCCCTTGGCCCCAATCGCCCAGGTTTGCGTCCAATACCTGCGTCACCGCGTCCACATAGAGCCGCAACTGATCCTCTAGCCCCTCGATCCGGTCTTGTGACACGCGAACTTCCGCCACCGTCCGCACCTTCCCTGAAAACCTCCGGAACTTTTCCGTCAGCAGATTCCTCACCCGGTCCGAATACACCTGCACCACCGGATACTTCACGACGCTCGCCCGCTCGGAAATCTCGGCCGCCATATTCTGCGTCACGATGTGCGCCGGTGGAATCGGAGCCAGCGCGACTCCCGAATCGGCGGCCAGCGTCGCCACCGCGCTACTGACTCCCGTGTCCGCCGCCGTCAGAAACCCCGCGAAGATTTGCGACACAGCACTCGCCGTCTGCGCCATGCCTTCAACCTCGCCTCAAGGCCGACCCGCCCGTGATGTAATAATCGGCCTGCTGCCCGGTCCCTGCCGCGACGCCCGTCACCAGCCCTGAGCTCGCCTCCGTGAACGTCTGCCCAATTGCGATGGGCGTCGAATTCTGCAGCGTCGTGCCGCAGTCCGTCAGCCCGGCGTAGACATTGAAGGCCGCCGCCACCGCCGGTGGATTCGCCGGATTGGTCACGGTCAGCAGGCTGGCCACCGGAGCCTCGTATGCTGCCGCACGGCTCGGCGTTCCCTCGACCCCTGTTGCGGAAACCCAACTGATCTGCACGTAGTAAACCTCTGCGGGCAGCAGCCCCGCTATGGTGCTCACGACGGGAGCCCCCGCTCGCGGAATCGGCGTATTCACCAGCCCGATGCCATATTGCGTCGTCGCTTCCTTTGCTTGGCGCTCCAGCAACTGATACTCGTTCCACTTAGCCAGGTACCGGTCGTTGAGCTGATTGTTGTATGCGTCCCGGTAAAAAATCGCCAATGTATGCAGCGCGTGCCATCGTTTCATCTGTGGCGTCACCACAACATCGGATACCCCGCGCGACCGCCGCATCATATCTCCGCCCATCGCGACGTTCGTATGATCCAGCATGATGTTCAACACAATCTCGCTGATCTCCTCCGTTGCCAGCTCGAGCTTCGTATCCAGGTCGATCGACTCCCCGCTGGACACATCGAGAATCGAGGACTCATAAACCCGTAGATCCTCCGGAGTGTTCGGCCATCCATCGCTCAACAGCATTGATTGATCCCCTCAGGGGAGCTTGTCAGCCAAGCTCCCCTCTTTCTTCTTACCGGCTACGAGTTGACCTGGACGGCGAAGCTGTTCCTCAGCACGCCCACGCCGTACAGCACATCCACCGTGAACTGCTGCGCCAGTGTATTTGGCTGATAGCTCATCGTGACGCGCATGCCGAAGTTGCCCAGTTCCGCGTACTCTGCGATCGCCCCCGTGCCCGGTAGCGGCTGCGGCAGTCGGCGAACCACCAGCCCCAGCGCGTTCTTCGTGAACGCGAGGTTGTGGGTCGTCACCGGGCTCGATCCCGTCTGCGCAACGAACTGCGAGCGGAAGATGTAGAAGTCCTTCATCTTGCCCACAGCGCCGTCCACCAGTGCCCGCAATCCGGCCTCGCCGGCCGAATTGAACTCGCTGAACCGCGGAATCTGGCGCAAAGCCGAGTACGTCGACGGGTTCACCACCAGATACTTCGACGCATTCGGCGGCACCATGGCCGAAAACAGAGCCGTCTCCGCCGAGTCCACCACCGCCTCGGTGATCGCTGTGCCGCCCGTGCCCACCGCTGCGTTCGAAGTGAACTGTGACCAGGTCGATAACAGCGCCGTCTCGATGTTCTCCGCGATCGCCACCACAGCCGGCTGCATGTACAGCTTCAGCAGATCGGGAACCGCCAGAATCTTCGTCACGTCCGGAATCTGGAACGTCGCCTCCGCGTGCGTGTTCAGCACGATCTGCGCGTTGCCGATCGACGGATTCTGCAGCGTGACCGTGTTGCCCTCTGCGATGTTGTTCGCTACCAGCGTCGGAGGAATCGGCACGTTGACCGTATCGCCCGCCCTAGCCAACACCGGCTCGTAGTCGCGATTCACCAGGTTCCCCATCACCAGGTTCCCCACCAGCGCCGGAAGCGCGTCTGCCGCCACCAGCTTCACAATCGCAGTCGCTACATTTGCTGAAGTAATAATTCCCATCGTTTCTCCTTTTGTCTTCCTGGCGCCTCGCGCGTTGCGCGCTGGCGCCCTCTTGCTACATTCCCCGTAGCGTCTGCGACGCCACCCTCGCGATCTCCTGCCTCACTCTGTCTCTTTCTTCCGCACTCATCCCAGGCCGGATCACGTCGAGATCGATTCCGCCGCCCAAACTCCCCGCGGCTCCTCCGCGCTGCCCCGCCCCCGCTCCGCTTCCGCCCGACATCCTCGCCGGAAGCAGTTCCGGATTCTCGTTGACGAACTGCGCCAGGTACTCGCGGATCTCTGCTCCGCCCCGTGCCATCAGCTTCCCGTCTTCACTCCGGTACACATCGTCTTTCACTGCCCGATACGCAAGGTCCACCTTCGCCACGCCCAGCTTCTGCAGCTCCGCCCGGATCGCTGCGCTCCGGTCCGCTTCCTCCGCCGCCATCCGAGCCTTCTGGTTCTCAGCCACCAGCTCATTCACTCGCTGCTCCAGGCTCTCCCGCCGCTTCCTCTCCTCCGCCAACTCCGCCTGCTTGCCGACGACCTCCTCCACCACCGACTGCACAATCGCCCGAATGTCCTCTTCCATCCAAGTCCCCCTGGCGCCTAGCGCGTTCGTCCCGCCCGTCCGCGGCGCTTAATTCCCCTCAATCTCCGCCACAATCTGATCCTTCACGTCCTGCCGGCTGTCCGACAGATACTTCAGCGCCAGCTTCTTGAAGATCTCTTTCTTCAACGTTGGCGACTCCACGCCCAACCCCAGCAGCGCCTGCGCATCGCTCAACTCTGTTCCAAAATCCGTGATGTCGAACTCGTCCATCCCGGTCACGCTAATCTCGATCCCGTCCTCCCGAGCCGCCTCGATCGACGTCAGCACCCTCCGGATCAAGTCCTTCATCGCGTCGCCGTATGCCCGCAGCACCTCCTGCGTGATCGAGAAATCCAGTTGCTTGCTGATCCCCGACTGCATCCCTCCTGCCGTGAGCGATCCGCCCGCCTGCGCCAGGTAGCAGACTCGGTAAATCTCCTCCTGCAGCCGCGTCAGGTTATCCTGCGCGATCTGGAAGACTTTTCCCTCCGGCTCTGTCCACCCGAATTTGTCTTCCGGCGAAAGCTGGATGTAGTAGCTCTCGCCCACCATCTGGTTCCAGTCGCGGTCCGAATAAACAACCGGCATCGCGAACAACCCCATCGTCAGCGCCCAGCTCAGCGCATTCGATTTGTTGAAATGCTCAAGTTGAAGCAAACCCGCCCGGTTAAGCATCCACAACCCTTCGGGAATGCGCAGATCGAACAGCGGAACCCGGTCCAACTTCGCCAGCGCGTGCGTTCCTTCATCCACCAGCCGGGTCGCGTCGTCGGCTTTCGAATAAACCCGGAAAGTCTGCTTGTCGTAGTACGCCCAACGCGTCTCCGTCCGCCATTCGGCGTCCTCCATGCGATCTGTTTTCACCACTTTCGTCCGGATCACCACCCAGTCGAAGTTCCCCTGCTCGTCCAGGTTCCAGTTGATGACGTCCTCAGACGAATACGCTACCAGGTACGCCCTTGACGCTCCCGTCGCGTCCTCTTCTGCCCTTGTTCCTGCCTTCGCCTCGGTCCGCGGAAAGTCCACCAAGACGTAACTCGCGCCAGTGATCAGGCTCTCCACGAACTGCCGCCGGAAAAACTCGCTTAACCCCGTCCCCTGCAGGTCGACCTCGTCCATCAACCCCGCGAAAAATTCCCGTGCCCGACCATTCCGCCCCCCGAACGTCACCACCGGCTCCCGCCGGAACAGGGTCGCCGCGTACCAGTCCACAATCGAGCCGATGTAGTTTTCGTAAAACACCCGGCTTAATCGCTCCGTATAAACATCGCCCGGTTCCCTCTGCCGCGGCAGAAGATATTCCTGCGCATGCAATTTCAGCCGCTCCCCGCCGATGTAAAGGTCCCGGTACCGCCTCCAAACATGCTTCAGCGCCAAATACTCCGGATGCTCCCGATCAATGTCAATCATCTTCTTCTCCTGGCTCGTGGCTCCTGGTTGCTTCACAAAAGCCTTCTCCCCATCTCCCCCACCGTGCCTTTGCTTCCGCACTCCTGCCACACCAGGTACCCCAGCGCATCCGACAAATGCGTCCTCCGTGGATCGTGGTCTTTGTCGATCGCCTGGCTGCCTTCCTTGTAAAGCACCTGCTCGAAATCGCGAATCAGATCTTCGCACCTGGGATGAACCGTCAGCAGCCTCTTCCCGTCCGCCGAAGCCAACTTCGCATTCATCAGCGTCACCCGATCCCTCACCGCCGGATTCGACTTCGGGATTCGAAACCCAATGCCCGGATAATCCACCAGCCGTTCCTCTAAAATCGCGAGATCCGTCGTCCCTGTCGTCTGGAGCCGGGCCCCCGTCGCATCCGCATACACCACCAACCCTCCCGAATGCGACGGAAACCGCGCCAGAAACTCCGCGCACGCGTCGTATGTGCTCGCCCGCCTCAACACGATCTCGTCGACCACCGTCACCCGCCCATCCCGATGCACCTGCGCAACCACGCTGCACATCGGATCGACGTTGAAATCCAGTGCCCACAGCAGCGGCAGCGACTCGTCCACTTCAGCCTCGCCGACGTTCCCATCCCGTTCGAACGACGCGTAAACTCGGCCCGCATTCATGCTGAGGTATTCGCCCAGCACTTCCTGGCTGTAGAAACGAGCGTCGTAGCTGCTCTTCAGCCGCTCGTAATAATCCGGAATTTTGTCCAGTAGAAAGCGGTTCTCGAACGCCTTCGCGATGACAGTTTCGTACCCGTCCACAGGGTTCGTGATGAACCGCTCATAAACCCAGTCGTAACCCTTCGGCGTCCATACCGCGAACCCGCAGAGCTTCGCCGCCTTTGGATCCCTCAGCCGCCCCTCGAGCCGCAGCCACGCCTCCTCCTGCGTGTATGTCAGTTCGTCCAATCCGAACCACGCCAGGTTGCTGCCGCGCAGCCGCTCGAACTCCTCCACCGCTCGAAACAGGATGCGCGACCTCGTATCGGCCATCACCAGGAAATTCTCCGCTCGGTTGAAGTCGTACGGAATCCTGTTCCGCTCCAGAATCTCGAACAGCGCCGCCTGCGTGGCATCGCGCAACATCGGATACGTCGGCGCGCCCAGCAGCCCGGTCCGCCCCGGGTTCAGATAACTCAGCTTGATCGCTTCCTGGCACAGCGCTTGGCTTTTTCCCGAGCCGATCGGTCCTGAAAACCCCTTGAACCGCGCCGTCGAGTCGTGAAACCGCTTTTGCGAAGGAAGCGGATGATACCCTATTTCCCGGTCGGCTCTTCCGGAGTCGGTTCCACCCAGGTCACCTTGATCTCCGTCTTCGGCTCCTCCGCAATCGCCTTCTGAAGCTGAACCAGCCGGATATAATCCCCCAGCGTCGCCTTTACATCCTTCCCAGACATCTTCTCCTCCACATTGCGAAGAATCTTGGTCACCGCGGCCTCCCGCGTCTCCGTCTTCGGTCGCGCAACCGGTGCGGCCCGCTTCCTTGGCGCGGCCGTCGTTGTTCGTTTTTGAGTAGCCATCCGGTTTCGATCTTTCCCTCACGCCCGCAGCATATTCCCGCCCGCCAAGCAAACATCGCCCGCCAGAATCCAACCCAAAGATTCCGCACCAATTACCGTTCTGGTGGCGAACGTGACAACGCGTGGCGCACGCACTCCTGGCGTGCCGCATCGAGACTCGTCTCGATGCCTTTCGCTAAGATGAAAAGCGCCCGTGTCCGACGCCCTTCAACGCGAAATCGAGTATCACGAAAAGCTCTACTCCGGTTTCGCCCAGTCCCACTTCGCCAAGCCCGCCGTCCGAGCCCTTCGCCAGCACATGGTCCGCCGCATCGTGAAGCTCACCGGGGCGGGGAAATCCTCGCGCGTCCTCAGCCTCGGCTGCGGTATCGGGGATACAGAAATTCTTTTCGCGCCCCACGTCGGCCATATGACCGGACTCGACCTCTCCCCGTCAGCCATACGCCAAGCAAAAACCGACTCCGCCGGCATCGCCAACATCGACTTCATCGAAGGTACCCTCGAGAGCGCGAACTTCACACCCGCATCCTTCGATGCCGTCATCGCAATTTTCTTCCTCCATCACCTGCCGGACACCGTTCCCCAACTCGCCCGCCAGATCGCGGCGATACTCTCTCCAGGAGGCGTCTTCTACTCTCTCGACCCCAGCCGCTACCGCCTCTCCGGAGCCATCGGGGAGCTTCTCTTCCCAAAACTGATGGCCCGCTACCAGTCCCCCAATGAGCGCCAACTCGCCCCTGTCACTACCGCTGCCCTATTCCGCGAAGCCGGCCTCGATGCCCGCCACGACTACTATGACTTCGTCTCCACACCCCTGGCCGGTCTGTTCCCAAGCTGGCGCGCTGGCTATCACTTGACCCGATCCCTTGACGAAGCACTCATAAGAACACCCGTCCTGAACCGCATAAGCAGCAATTTCGAGGTGGTCGCCCGAAAGCGCTCCTAG